GGACTTGTTGCCCGATCCGATCGCGCTGATCTTGTTGCTGAAAAACACGGGATAACCAAGAACCGTTGGGCGTGGGCTTGCCGTATCGCCAACGTTTGCATGGTAGAATCGCGTGTTGCTTGAAGCGATTGAAATCACCGAAGCGTAGGTCGAAGGCTTCATGATCCAACCAACAGACCCAGAATCGTCAAGGTATGCTGAAAGGTCATCGTCAAAGACCATTTGTTCAAGGTCACCAGCCGCGATAGCCGTCTGGCTGAAATCGTCGGTCTTGGTTCCGTTAGCAAGTGCTTCCGTGATCAACAGATCGTTGTGCGTCTTCGCCATTCCACGTCCAACGAAGTTGGCAAGGAAATCCAACAGACGGCTGTCTTCGTCTTCCAGAAGTTCAACCGATAGTTCGATCTTCTTGGTGTACTTGGCAAGTGTCATGGCGGCTTGCCCGATGTTTGGCGCATCGCGATCAAACGCCGTTCCTTCGCCCTTGACTATGAATTCGCCATCGTCTTCGCCATCAACAGGAACGTTGACCGTGGTTCCCTTGCCGGGAATCAAGGTCACGCCAAGCTGACGTGCAAGCATGGATTCGTCACGACGTGCAATGATGTTTTGGAAGTGTCCCGTTGGAACAGCGTTGCCACCATCACCAGCCGTGCCGACGTTCATGTCGGTGTCATTGGATGTCTTCATGGCGCCTGCGTCACCCGTGCGGATGAAGTATGCAAGTGCCTTCATTTCGTCGTCGCCACGCTTCGTCTTGCTGTTGACTGACGTTGCGAATTCTACGTTCGTGGTTTTGCCAGCCGTCGTGCTGGTCTGAAATGCTTTGAACTTGTCATCCATCAAGGATGCAATCTGATCAAGCGTAGGCGCCACGATTTCCGCCTTTTGTTCGGTGTTTTCCATTTTGACTTCTGTGTCTTGTGGTTCTGTGGGTTGTGGTGTTGCCACTTCTTCTGGTTCCCCGATGTCCGCAGTCTGTTCAACTGCCTGTGGATCATCGCCCGTGGCGCCATTCAAAAGTGACTTCAAAGATACAACATTGCGTGGTTCGGCTGGTGTAGGCGTCAGGCTGACTTCACCAATCGGCCATTGCGCGATAAAGTTGCCGCCGTTTGTCTTGACACGTTCGACCAGATGACCAGCCGCGCCCGACGAAATCCCCATCTTCTTTCGACGGACCATTTCTTCGATCGCCTTTTCGTAGTCTTCGCGCAGTTTCATCTGCGCTTGCATCCAAAGACCTGCGTCCTTCTTTTCCAGTTCGGCTGTGCCGATGCGCTTGCGTCCAAGTTCTTTGTCCATGCCGTGCTGGTAGTACAGCCCGACTTCCTTGACTGCGCCAAAGTCTGTGTCGCCTGTGAAGTAGTCGCCTTCAAGGTCGGTGTCATTGGGACCCGTGAATCGGACCGCCCAACCTTTTACTTCCAGACCGCCGTCTTCCAAGCGTTTGATTTCAAGGTCATCACCAAATGTGACCAGTAGATCGTCGATGTTCATGGTTTTAGTATCGTCTTCAAGTTCGGCATATAATCTACGGAACCATTGCATGCCCGGTCTGCCGCCCCACAATAGCGCCGCCACGCCAGCTGGTGATTCCGCATCAAAGTCCAAGAAGCGTTCGTTGCGCGCCCAAAAGCGATAGCCCTTGCGAATCTGTTCTTCGCCGATGGCTTCGCCGCGTGATATGGCACGTGCAACACGGATGGTCGATGGTTCCAGTCCTTCGCCACCGAATCCTTCTTCGTACAGTTCCAGACCGCGCCTGTATGCCGCACGGACATCCTGTGGCGCGACTTCCTTCTGCTTGACTTCGATTTCGATGGTGATGCCCGATTCGTCTTCGTCGTCATCGGCTTCGCCTGCCGCGTAGGCGTCGCACACGTAGTCGTTCATCACGTTGTCTTGCCACAGATGGCAATAGCTGTGCGCGTAGTGCTTGCACGTTCCACAGTTGACGGCATCGTCCATCGACGGTCGATAGCTTTCTGGCAACACCTTCAATTCCTCCGATGCTTCCAGTGCCGCGATCTGGTCCACTGCGGCTTCGCGTGTTTGATGACAGCCCATCTGCATGCCATCGTCATCCTTGATCACAGCATATTGACCGCCGATTCCGTCGGCTGTCTGGCACGGTCCTTCTTTGATTGAATATGGCATTAGACTACGGGAATCATGGTACAACGACAGTTAATAATTTCTTCCGGTGGTCCGGCTGGATCGCCCGGGAAGTCAAGCGGAACGCCCATCACGTCGAAGTTCTGATTGATGGCGACCTGCTGACCGTCCACCAAGTCATGCGATTCGCGCACGCGACCGTCACGCTGTGACAACCACTGCTTTTGGTTCACGCCAGACATTCGGAACGCTTCCTTCTGTCCAGATTCGAAAGCGGAATTGACCGTCGTGGCAACGATGGTCGGAATCCTGTTTGCCTGTATGCCTTCGAAGGTCTGTCTGACCTGTGCCGTGATCCGTTCGATCATGGTCTGGTTGTCCAGTCCCGAATCGACCTGTGCGATCGCTTTGGCGATCTGGTCTTCGGTTGTCTGGATGACGTTCACGTACTTGGAACGTCTGATCATTTCTTCGACGACATCTGGCGCAAGTTCACGCACACGCTGTGCCTGTGAAATGCCCAGACGCGATTGACCGCGAATCAATCCTTCCGACAATGCTTGAAGGACGGCTGACCGAATGGCTGGTTCTAATTCCACAAGCGCATCTTCGTATCGAAAGATCTGCGCGACCGACAGTTCTGCCTTCAATGATTGCAGACGTTCGATCACCTTGTCTTCGATGCGTCTAAATGCTGACGCAATGCTGTCTTCGACGTCACGTTCGACAACACGCTTGCGCCTGTCAATGGCACGCCATTCCCGGTCCAGTTCTGCTGGCGTGAATGCTTTGCCTGCTTTGCGTTGAAGCCCGATCTTGTGAAGAACGACTGCCGACCTGTGTTCGGGTTGAAGGTCGGCGTCTAAAAATCGAACGGTGGACTGAATGCCGACTTGTAGTCTTCGCCGTCCTGCAAGCGCGCCTTGATGACGTGATAGATGTCATCGGGAATGTGGTCTGGGCTGAATGGCGCATCCGATCCGCGTGACTTGACCTTGCGTCGCCATGCACGGATTTCGGATTCAATCGCCTGCGTGTCATCGGCGACTTCTTCGGTGACTTCCGGGGTGACTTGCGGGGTGACTTGCGGGGTGACTTGCTGAACTGGACCGTAACCCAAAAGCGCACGTGCTTCGTCGACCGTTAGGACTGGCGCGCCGCCTGTAAGCTGTGCGACTGACTGTGCCTTTTCAACTTCGTAGCGTTGCATCACTTCCAGTCGCTTCGGTTCGAAGCTGAATCGAACGCCCAGTTCGCGCAGAAACGTTGCATTGATGCGATGCGCAATCCGGTCCGCTTGTGGCAAGATGGTCTTCGTGTAGAAGTTCACGTCGTCCTGCTGTGCCGTTGCAAAGTTCGCCGCGCCACTGATGACAAACGAAAAAGGAACGCCAAGCGTGACGGCAATAAGTTCGCGTTGTTCGCGTGACAGTTGAAGGTTGCCAAGATCCTTGATGCCTTCGCCGATGGTCTGGACATTGACGGCATCGGCTTCCACGACCTTCGTTGTGCCTGCATTGCCTTTGCCGCTGAACCATCCACGCCAGCCACGTTCGATTCGATCGCGTTCTTCGCGTGGTGTCCCCATCGGAACGCCGATCAGCGTTGCCTTCAACAGACCGTTGTCAAGCGTGCTGTCCAAGTAGGTCTGCAAGGAATGCAGTACGTCTGCGCCTGTGCGTGCCGCGTAACCGATGGCACTGCCCGGTCCGACTTCCGTCAGTGGATCTTGCTGGTAGATGGCAATGACATCTTCCACGTCCAACATGGCTTCCTTGCCATTGACCGTTCGCTTGTAGGCGTAGACCTTGCCCGACGTGTCGTGCTGTGGCTGGACCGTGTTAGGCGACATCCATTGAAGCGTGATTAGCTTGCCGTTGTCGTAGACCTTCAACCAGTATGCCGCGCCGACCAAGATCAACGATGCTTCGGTCTTGAAGATCAAGTCCGACCACCCAGTCATGAATCCAAGCTGGTCCGGGAAATCGTAGTCGGCATCCGAATCAAACAGGATGTTTTCCCGATTGTTGATGTCAACGACCGTGTACGGAATGCCGCCCAGTGCCGCCGCACGAAGGTCCACACAAGCGCGCAAGAATCCATTGACCCGATACGCTTCGACAATGGTCAAGTGCTTCGCGTTCGTTTCCTGTCCGTGCAACATTTCAGCGATCAAGGAATCGGCACGAAAGTTCTTGATGCCTTTGGTCGGCGTTATCAGTTGAAAAGCCATGATCGTCTTGTCGCCGTTTGTGTAAATGCAAGTGCCAAAGACATCACCATGTCGTCGTGCATACCAGCTGGCGCATTGTATCGGATGTTGCCCGATGGTAGGCGTTCCATTTCGTATGCTTCCAATTCTTGGATCAAGACAATGTCGTTGGGAATCTGGATTGAACCTTGTTCAAACGCCAAAGATAACGATTCGATCGCTTCTGCTTTTGATGACGCTGTTGTCAAGAACGGTCGGACTGGTAATCCTTCACGCCGCAGTTGTTCAATGATCGGTTCGCCCATGCTGTTTGATTCGGCAACGATGACCCGTGGCTTCCACTTGTCGCACAGTGCCTTCAAGCGTTGAACCTGTACGTGGTAGTCAACCTTGTTCGATCGGTCGATCGACAGGACCGCGCCTTGTGTCGCATCGAAGACCGTGAAGACAGTGAAGTCGTTCAGCTTGCCCCAGTCAACGCCGATCACGATGTGGCTGTCTGGCGTACGGCTGATGTCTTCGCGCACGGCATCGCGAACCTTGCGAAACACGCCGCCGCCATCTTCCACGAATTCGGCTTCGATTTCCTGCAAGTATATCCGTTCGGGAAGATCTTCCTTCATGGCAAGGATTTCGTCCGGATGGATTGCCGGATTGCTGAATGATGACATCTGCCATCGCATCCAGTCGTCGCCTTCCTTGCGGAATAGTTGCCAGAAAAAGTTGCGTCCTTTGGGCGTAGACAAGAACCATGCTTCACCTTGAAGGTCGGCAAGCGTTGGTCTGATGGCGGCTGTCCATGCGTCTTTCAGATGACGAACCATCGCCGCTTCGTCAATGACGACTGCCTTGTATTTGCGACCACGTGCGACGTCGATGTCTTCCAGTGACCAGAATTCAATCAAGCCGCCACCGATCAGTTCGATGCGCCGTTCGCTGGCGTTCTTCTTCTGGATCATCGGCGCAAGCGTGATCGTCGCCTGTCGCCACACGTCCAACAAGGATTTGTAGTATGGCGCGAACCATGCGACTGGTTGTCCTGCGATGGCATGGCGAATGATGATGTCCAGACCGATCGTGGTCTTGCCCCAACGACGACCGCATGCAAGCACGTTGAATCGTTTGGCTTCCCGAAGGACTTGACGTTGCGCACGATGTGGTCGTGGCAATTTCAGATCAATCTTCGTCTGGTTCATCCAACAAGTCTTCGTAGATCACATGGACCACCTGTGGTTCTCCGATGTGTTCTGTTTCGGTCCGTTCGATGTAGCCGCGATGCTTGCCTTTGGTCTTCAAGAAGAAGATGTTCGCCGCCGGGTTGCCTTCCTTGATCAGCTTGTGCAACTGCGATTCGGCGAAGTCAACGGCAACGTCGTCGATGTCGCGCACAGCCATTCGATAGGCTTCATCAGTGCGCATCCAGTCGTAGTGCGTCTTGCGATGAATGCCGACCTGCTTTGCCGCTGTGGTCACAATTCCCAGTGACGCTTCAAGCGCTTCAAGCATCAATGCCTTGTTCTGTTCTGTGTCATTGCGTGGCATGTGGTTCACCGTTGCGCTTGATTCGAAGTGTCGCTTGTAAGGTACGCATCGGACATCTGCGCCTTTTTATGATGCGTCACTGTTGTCACTTGTAGTCTGTGCGTCAAAGTCGATCTGCATCTGTGGCTGGTGTGTGTCTTCAAGGTATTTCATCACTGTGTTCAGAAACGCTTCGTCAAGATCAAACCATTCGCCACGAACACGCTTGTCCCTGAACTTGTGATGCAGTTCTTGTTCAAATTTGCGATAATTACTTGAATGGATAACATATATCATTTCCAATTCAAATGGACAACCACTTTGTAGCGCAGATAGTCGTAAGTGATAATCTATTTTGCTAATTCCAATTTTATAAAAAGTAGTTCCTTTGCAATGAACCAAATAAACATAACCACTTGTTTTCTTGCGCTTAAAAGGAATCCTGTTTTTTATCGTTTTCTGAATTTGATTGCGCGAAGACATTGCATTGAAAGAACCCTGCAATGACATACTTCGGTAGACGTCATCAGTGCGCATCCAGTCATAATGCGTAGAAGGATGAACACCAACTTCTTTTGTCGCCGCCCTAACATTACCATGATGTGATTTTAGTGCTTGAAGCATCATCTGCTTTCTTGCAGTGGTCAAATATCGTTCCATGTCACTTGTGGTCGATCCATCCTGTAAGTAGTATGATCAGTAAAAGCGGAATCAGAAAGATGAATATGACGAACGCTTCCGCACGTCTTCTTCCAGAAATAGGTTGTGGATCAAGTCTGCTTCGCATGGTGTTTCCTCCTGTGATTGGGTTAGCATTAAAAGAAAGCGCATCCAAGAATCCAGATCGCGAATGGTGACGAAGCCATAGTTCTGCGCCATCATTTCTTCCCGGAATTTCTGTTGCGACATGGTCAGTCTGTTCTTGCCGTGTTTGACTTCGATCCACCAGCCGTGGATGTTTCGGTCGGTGTGTCCAGTTGGATAGGCAAGGAATAGATCAGCGACGCCTGCCTTGACGCCTTCGGCTTTCAGCTTTGCGCCTGTGACCTTGTCGCGTGATCCGCCGTTAGGTATGGCGAACAGC